GGATCAGTTGAAGACATAAACGTACTACCTGACTTTCCAGATCCGAAAGGTATGCCATTTAAGTGGAAGCATAAATTTAATCACAGGGCAGGGCTAATTGCTGGCGGCACTGCTGTAAAAGGCCCGTGTATACACCCCATGCGGGGTATATTCATCAACTTCGACGGTGAGTTGCAAATGTGCTGCAACGACTGGTCGCACCAGATTAGCTTCGCCAACGTCAAAGATGTAAATCTGTTCAGAGAGTGGCGTGATAACAAGGAGTTAAAGCGTATCGCCACTGAGCTTGTCAATGGCAACCGAGATGCGGTTTCCCCGTGCAGCGTATGTGATGTGCAGTGTGCAAAGCCTGCGCTTGTTGAGAGGTACAAACGTTGGATTTGAAGAAGATGATTACTGGATGGCGAAGAGCAGGTGGTGCCTTACGTCGCTTATACAAGAACCCGAATGATCTTGAGGCAGTGTTTATCATCTTCAATTGGCTGTCTTCGCGTTCTGTTCGCAAGCAGTATGAAAGGTTTCGCAACACTCCAGTGGGATCAAGGATTATCGAAAACGACGAGTCGTTAGTCAGTGTGCTAGATGACGTAGAGCGTTTGCAATCTATGCCCGTGGGTAGCCTCGGCAATGAATACGCGAAGTTTCTAGTAGAGTCAGGCCAGTCTACATCACAGTTTGTAGGGGACACAAAACGCAAGGGCGAGAAGCCATCAGACGCAGGATTCAATACCTATATTAAATGGTACAGAGATCAGCACGATTTGACTCATACGGTGACAGGGTATGAGCGCAACCCTTTCAGCGAGGTAATCTTGCTTTGGTTTGTGCAAGGAAACTTTGCAAACCTTGGCATGTCTGTAATGACGATACCTATGACAATAACCCATGCTAGAAAGAAGCGGTGGGGCGTTTTTGCTGCATCCTTTGAAGCGTACATGAATGGTCGCAAGGCGCAGTGGCTTGCTGGCATGGACTGGCCTGCTCTGCTTGAGATGCCACTAACGGACGTTAAGTCATCCATGCAGATCAGGACTCCTGTTAAGTATCAAAAACTGATGTTTAATCTACGAGCCTCAAAGAGACCAGCGCGTGAAGGTGGTTGATAATTTTCTTTACGACAGTCTTTACAACAATATAAAAGACCGACTTGATTCGTTGAGCTATCGGTTAGTTGATAAACACAAAGGCTCTCGAAAGTTTGAGGCATCGCTTGATGCAGAAACACAGGGCAGTATCAAAGATTGCTACTTCCAAAAAGTGGGAGACCTTGTTGGGTATTTTGATGCTTCTGTTGTTAGGTGTGAGCCGGGGTATCGGTACAACATTCACGCTGATCACCCAAACAAGCTTGTTAGTACTGTGGTTTATTTGTGCCCTGAGAAGGGGAACGGTACGTTGTTTCTCAAGAACCAAGAGGGCAATACCAGAACCTTCCATGAAGTTATTTGGTTCCCAAATCGCTTGGTTTCATGGGTAAACTCAGGGCAAGAACACATGTATGAGAACACGACAAACGATGTCAGGTATACGCTGAACATATATCAAAAAAAAGATTCAAGCGGATTTTTTGTGGAACCTATCAATGAATAAACGGACAAGTGCAGAGGGCGTAGCTCTCATCAAGAAGTTTGAAGGATGCGAGTTAGAAGCGTACCAATGCTCCGCTAACGTCTGGACGATTGGATACGGTCATACTCGCGGCGTTGAGGAGGGTGACACCTGCTCTCAAGAGGACGCTGAGAGGATGCTCGTTGCAGATCTTGAAGAGTTTGAGGGATACGTCAATGACATCGTTGAGTGCCCCCTAGAGCAGAATCAATTCGATGCATTAGTAGCATGGACATACAACTTAGGGCCAACTAATCTGAGGGAATCGACGCTGCTGATCAGGTTGAACGATCAGGACTATCACGATGTTCCCACGCAAATACGTCGGTGGAACAAGGCTGGCGGTAAGGTACTGGACGGTCTGGTAAGGCGTAGAGAAGCAGAAGCTCTCTTGTTCTTAGGCCAGAATTGGGAAGAGGTATAGGTAATGGCAAGAGGCGGAAGTCGCGGAACAAAGGGTGGCGGTGTATCCGTCAATCCGTCTACAACAAACATTAGAAACAGTCGATATGGCGGTGGTTTCGGCGGCTTCGGCAGCCCTTTGGGTGGTGGCTTTGGTCAATCCCCGCAGCTTCAAGCTCAAGCTGAACAACAGCAGCCTGCTTTGCAGCAGCCTGCTCTGCCCACTGGCATTGTGGCTGGCGGCCCAAGTCCTTACGGGAGAGGAAACGACCTTGGTTCTAGCTCCGCTAGAATTATTAACGACATGAGAAAGGCCAACATGTCTGGCTATCAAGGGTTGCCGCAAGAGCAATTTCAGAGACCTTCTATACCTTTTCGATCACAGATACAGCCTTTCCAGCCGCAGCCTTTTCAGAATCGCTTCGGCTCACCTGTGTATTCTGCTCCATATCAACCTCAACCCATGCCATTCCGCGCCCCTTTTCCGGGCAAAGGCGGATCAAAGGGCGGCGGCATGAGTGTTCCGCGAAATCAATTCCAGCCGATGCCTATGATGGAAAACCCGTTAGGCAATAGAGGCATGATGCGGACAATGGAGATGAAGCCCGGAAGAGATTACATACCTTTCATGCCGCCTGCGCGTCAGAGGCTGCGGGGGATGCAGCAGCAAGCTGCACTTCAAGGTCTTGGGGGGTTCTTTAGGTAATGCCTCTCGCCAAGATTCAGTTCAGCCCCGGCGTAAATAAAGAGGGTACTGAGTACACGGCAGACGCTGGATGGTTTGACTCCGACAAGATACGGTTCCGTAAGGGGCGTGTAGAAAAAATCGGCGGCTGGGTAAAGGCTGCGACTGATACTTTCTACGGGATCGCAAGGTCTCTGCACTCGTGGTCATCGCTCGAAGGCACCAGATATCTTGGGGTCGGCACCAACCTGAAGTTCTACGTGAATGAAGGCGCGACGTTCAACGATGTCACTCCGCTTAGGTTGACCACTGGTGCCGGTGATGCAACGTTTGCAGCGACAAACGGGTCATCCACTATCACTGTAACGGAAACAGCGCACGGCGCAGCCGTGAATGATTTTGTCACGTTCTCCGATGCTGTCAGTCTTGGCGGTAATATCACTGCCGCCGTGCTCAATCAGGAATATCAGGTGGTGTCGGTGACATCTACTGATGTTTTCACAATAGAAGCAGTAGACACATCAGGCAGTTCTGTCACGGCAAACTCTAGCGACACGGGTAACGGCGGTAGCGCCACTGTTGCCAAGTATCAAATCAACTCTGGACTCAACGCATTTATCGTGGGTACTGGTTGGGGTTCTGGGGCATGGGGTGCAGGCACGTTTGGCAGTGCAAGCTCTATCTCTTCTGCTGGGCAGTTGCGTTTGTGGAGTCAGGATAACTTTGGCGAAGATCTTGTATTCAACGCTCGTGGTGGTGGGATCTATTACTGGGACGAGTCGGTTGGTGTAGGCACGAGGGCCGTCAACGCAACAACCTTGTCTGGAGCTTCTGATGTTCCGACGATTGCTTTGCAGGTGATGGTGTCAGACGTTGACCAACACGTAATAGCTTTTGGGTCTAACCCAATTGGCAGCGCAACAATTGACCCGCTGTTTGTTCGGTTCTCTGATCAGCAGAATGCAGCAGACTGGACTCCTACGGCAACCAACACGGCAGGCGGTGTTCGTATTAACTCGGGGTCTGAGATTGTTGGCGCTGTTCAGGCAAGGCAAGAGATACTGATCTGGACTGATGTAAGCCTACATTCCATGCGCTTTGTCGGGGCACCATTCACGTTCCAATTTTCCACGGTCAGTACCGACATATCCATGATATCGCCTAAGGCTGCTGTAAACGCTAGAGGCTCTGTCTACTTTATGGATCAGGGCGGCTTCTACGTTTACAACGGCTCAGTTCAACCTCTCCCGTGTTCTGTGCTTGAGCATGTGTTCAACAATATAAACGTGTCGCAACGCTTCAAGGTTTTTGCTGCTGAGAACAACGACTACTCTGAGGTCATCTGGTTCTATCCAGTTGGAGAAGGCAATACAGACATAACGAACTACGTGTCATACAAGTATGCAGAGAACCTTTGGGCAGTCGGTACGTTGGCTAGGGGTACATGGGGTGGTCGGTCTATTGAGAACAGACCGCTAGCTACAAGCGCGATTGATACCGCTGCCAAGTCAAACATCTTGTACGAGCATGAGGTGGGGTTTGACGATGACGGATCAGCGATGACTGCGTTTGTCGAGTCTGGTGATCTTGAGATTGGGGACGGTGACAGCTTTATGTTTATCAAGCGCATCATTCCTGACTTCTCGTTCACAGGCGAAGAGGGTGATGCATCGATAGATCTGACCCTCAAGGGCAGCGACTTCCCCTTGGAAGAAGCTAGTACTTTGACTACGTCAACGATCAGTAACACCACCAAGCAGTCGCATGTTCGAGCCAGAGCTAGGCATACAAAGGTTCGCGTAGAAAGCACTGGCTTAGGTTATGGGTGGAGGCTTGGTGATCTGAGGTTTGATATGAGACAGGACGGTAGACGTTAATGAGTGTTCTAGAACAGCCTCTGCCAATCCCAGAAGCGGAGTACAGGCAAGAGAACGAGGCGTACACACGCCGCACTCTTGAGCTTGCCCTGAACAGAATTGAGAACGACATCACTATCGCTAAGACGCAGGGTGACAAGCAAAGTTCACTAGCGATGCGTAGGCATCAGTTTCTTCTAATGGGTGCCTCGTGACAGATGTAATCAAAGTTTTGGGTCAGGTAAACCCCAGCGCAACAACCACTACAACGCTGTACACGGTGCCTAACCTTGCTCAGACCACAGTAAGCTCCCTCGTTATCTGCAATCAGAACGCCTTGATTGGCACATTCAGGGTCAGCGTTCACGTAGCTGACGCTAGTGCAGATAACAAACAATTTATTTTTTTCAACGAAGCAATAGCCGGTAGCACCACGAGGACTGTCGTGATTGGCATGTGCCTTTCTCAGACAGATGTCGTGAAGGTCTACGCTAGTTCTGGAGATATAAGCTTCAACCTATTCGGCGTGGAGACCACCTAATGAATATGCAACAAGCCCCTTTCCCGATGCAGCCAATGGCTGAACAGATGGCCCAGCAAGGGCGATACGGCGACACAATGCTGGTTCACATGAACCCGATTGAAGTCGAAGGTCTCGCGTCATTGTCACCTACGGGACAGCTAACGACTAACCCAGCGACTGGTCAGCCTGAGGCATTTCTTCCAATCTTGGCTGCTATTGCCAGTGGCGTCGGGGGTAGCGCACTTGGCGGGGCATTGGCTGGTGGGATAGGCGGTCTCTTTGGGAGTACGTTTGCTGGCACATTGGCAGGCAAGCTGGGCACGTTAGCCGCAAAAGGCATAGCGACAGAAGGAATACGCGCTGGTTTAAGTGGTGATGACTTTGACCCAATGAAGGCTCTTACCTCTGCCGCAACGACCTTTGGTGTGGATCAAGCGGCAAAAGCCGCTGCCGTTGCGACAAATCCAGACGTTCTCTCGGCTACTGAAACGGCGACTGGATTACAAGAGGGCTTGGCTGGAGCAGAAAAAGCACTAGATGCTTCACAAAAAGCAATGATGGCGCTGGATAAGGCTAGTCCAGAATACGCTGAACAGCTTGCAAAAATGAAAGCTGCTCAAGGAACGATAGCAGACTTGAGTACTACTCAAGCTCTGCCTACGGGACAAGTTGGCCCTCCTATGCCTAGTCAGATAGAAATGGCTCAAAGGGGCGTTTCCGCTGCTACAGACGCTGCGAGAGCAAATCCCTTTGGTTCCTTCGGGGCTAATCCGGGCGAGTTTGCTATGGAGTTTGGTAAGGGCTTGATGTCCCCTAGCGCCGCAATCCCAATCGCAGTGGGCGAGGGTCAACGTGCAGAGATGGAGCGCCTTGAAGAGCTAGATCGTCAGTTCGGCGCATATTCAAGAGAGCAAGAAGAGGACTACCAGCGCAACCTAAGAGGTATACAAGACAACACGTTTGGGAATATCACTGGTGGTGTTGGCGGTCTGGCAGAGGGCGGCATAACAAGCCTGAACCCACAGAACTACATGGACACTGTCGCAGGCGTTTACGGTCTAGCGGGGGAAGCGCCTCCCGTGAAGCGCATGGATATGGGCGGGGACACTAACTTTGGCCCGACTGTTCCGAGAGGCTTTGGCTTAGGGCCGGGCACTACTGGCCCCGGCATGGCTCAAGACCGCTTACGTGGCTCTGAAGTTATCACCCCGCAAGATCTTGAGGGTTACCGTCCCGGCATAGATCCAGAGATTATGTACTTCCGTAATCCAGAACCAGCAACGCCTCCGGGGGGTGCTGATACCTCTGCGGTCATGGCAGGTATGACTGGGTATATCCCAGCATCATTACGAGCGATAGCCGAAAATCCTTTCAATCCATCGAAACGTGCTGAAGCATTAGATATTTTGAACAGGGAATCGGTCTCACTGCGAAAGCGCAAGGCGGCTCAAAAATATCTAGACGAGAATCCCCTTGAGGATTTGACCGATAGTGACGTAGCTAGCATGAGGTATGGAGAATCATACGGCATGCAAGCAGGCGGCGAGACTAACGCTGGCATGGAGAAGATGCTTGTTGATCAGACGGCAATGGCTCTGATGGGTCGTTTGTCAGAAGAAGAAACAGACCTTGTCATCAAGCGGTTCATCGATGAGTTCGGTATTGAAGCGTTCCAGTCCCTAAGATCACAGGTTCTTGAGGGGATTGTCCCCGGATCTCAGAAAGAGGGCTTGATTCGAGGTCAAGGCGGCGGTATGGATGACATGATCCCCGGAATGATTGGTGATCAGCAGCCTGTAGCGGTTTCTCCCGGCGAGTTCATTGTCCCCGGCGATGTTGTTTCTGGGCTAGGTGACGGTGACAGTTCTGCTGGAGCAGCGGAGCTTGATGCCATGATGGACAGAGTCCGCATGGAAAGGACTGGCACCACACGGCAGCCAGCACCGATACAAGCTAGAGCAGGAGGGATCTTACCAGCATGAACAAGCTACTAGACTTCGACGCATCACAGTTCAAGGACATCTCCAGAGAGCCTAAGGTTAGGCGCAGGGATGAGCCTAGAGAGGTGACCCATACGATCACAATGATCCCCCCTAACTACTTGAACACGCTTTGGGTAGAAGTAAAGCCTCAGTTGGCAAGGGCAGTTGATAGGTCTCATGGGCGTTGGAATCTAGAGTTTCTTTATGCTGCGATACTCAACGGCAGCCAGCAGTTGTGGGTTGCCTTCGATCCAGACAAGAACATAGAAGGTGTGGGCACTACTGAGCTTTATCAGTACCCAGAGAAAAAAATGCTAGCGATACAGTTCCTTGGGGGCGACAATTTTAACGCTTGGGTATGGGACATGCTGGATCGCTTCAAAGAATTTGGTCGAGATGAAAACTGCAATGGCATAGAGGCCACTGCGCGGATGGGATTCTGGAAGTGGCTTGAGCAAGACGAGTTCTCCCGATCCTACGTTGTATATGAAAGGAGCCTAGAAGATGGGAAAGAGTAAAGGCAGCAGCGGCGTTCAAGAGAGCAAAGTCACACAGACAAACATTCCTGAGTATGCGCGTCCCTATTTTGAAGAGCTTATGGGACGTACCATCTTTGAGAGTACTCGCCCATACGAAGCGTACCCCGGACAGCGGATTGCTGAATTTACTGATCGAGAGATTGCTGGGATGCAAGGCTTCGAGGATATGGCTCGAAGAGGAGCGCCGAAGCAGTTTACTGATGCCTCCGACATTGCCGCACGGGTAGGAACGGCAACCCCATTCATGTCAGGCGCTGATGTGATGCAGGGGTACAGGCCGCCCACGCAGTACTCAGAGTATCGCGCTGGCGATATCAACTCTGGCTATCAGGCTGGAGATATTAGGAACCTGTATCAAGCTGACCAGCGTGGTGTGAGCTACATGCCGGGACAGCGGGATGTAGGCTATCAAGCCGGGATGTTTGATCCGGGCTATGAAGCGGGGAGTCGAGAGCAAGGCTATCAGGCTAGAGATCTAGTCTCTGATTACACGGCTGGGAGCTTTGACCCCGGCTATCAGGCAGGTGTTCGTGAGTCTCAGTACACAGGCGAGATAGATCAAGGGCCGGGATTCCAAGCAGGCACCATTGCAGACCCAGCGACACTAGAGAAGTACATGAATCCGTACACCCAGTTGGTTACGGACATTCGTAAGCAGGAGGCTCAGAAGCAGGCTGACATAGCCCAATCCCGGATAGAGGAGCAGGCTGCACAGTCAGGGGGGATGGGGGGCTACAGGGAGGCCATACTGACCGCAGAACTTGACGCGGATACCAGAAAGCAGCTTGATGAAATACAAGCCACAGGCGATCAGGCGGCGTTCCAGCAGGCCCAAGAAGCGTTTGAGCGGGACAGGGCGGCACGATTGTCCGAAGGCAAGTTCGCGCTAGAGGCTGCTGGTCAGCGGCAACAGGCGCTACAACAGCGTGAGCAGTTTGCTCAGAATGCTTTCAACGCAGGTGAGGCTGCTAGGCAGGAAGCGGCAAAGCTTGGCCTCGATGCGGCACAACAGGAAGAAGCGGCAAGGCAAGCTCAAGAGAAGTTCAAGCAAGATGCGTTTGCTCAGTCTGAATCTGGCAAAGCCCTGATGGAGAAGTTGAATCAATCAGCGTTCCAAGCAGGAGAGCAGGCGAAACAAGAGGCTGCGAAGCTTGGGCTGTCCGCACAGCAACAAGAAGAGGCCGCGAGGCAGGCAGAAGAAAAGTTCAAGCAGCAGCAGTTTGCGACTAACGAACAACTCATGCAGGCGCGTGAAAAGTTTGAGCAGACTCAGTTCAAGACCAACGAGCAGTTGCGACTTGAGCAGCAGCGGGAAGAACGTGCCGTCTATCAGGCTGGTGAGGCCGCTAGGCAGCAAGCTGCACGGCTTGGTCTGTCTGCACAGGAGATCCAAGAGCGGGTCAATCAGGCAGAGAATCAGGCTCGTATGCTTGCGCGTCAGCAGAATGCTGCGCTTGAAGAGCGACGAGCGCGACTGGGCCTAGATAGTATTGCCAGCGACAGAGCAGACCGCGATCAACAGCTAAATTCAGCCCGTCTGCTAGGTCAGCTAGGCGTAGATGCCCAGCGTATGGAGATTGAGCGTCTCAGGAACCTGCAAGCTGCCGGTGAAATTGAGCGTACAATGTCTCAGCGCGGACTCGACATGGGATACCAAGACTTCCTGCGTCAGCAGGCATTCCCAAGAGAGCAGTTGGCGTTCTATAACGCCATGCTTCAAGGTCTGCCGGTCACGCCGGGAACGACCACAACGACCTTTGGCGGCCCTAGTGAGACCGAGCGATTGCTTGGCGCAGGTATTGGCGGCGTAGGTTTGTATAACGCCACACGGGGTTAGTAATAAGCTATGAACATACTCGATGTTGAAGACATGATTAAGGGGCTGCCAGACCAGAGGCTACAGCAGGAAGCTGAAGCTCCTACTGGTCAGGTGCCTCAGTTCCTTGTGATCTCAGAGATACAACGACGCACGGATATGCGTAAGCGTTTCGCTGATCAGCAGCAGCAGGCTCCTCAAGGCACGGTCAAGGATCAGGTGCTACAACAGGGTATCGCTTCTGTAGCGCCCCCGCCGCAGCCCATGCAGGCCGCTATGGGCGCAGCCCCAATGCAGGCGCAACCTATGCCGCAGCAGATGTACGGTGGCGGCGTTGTACGGATGCAGGGCGGTGGCCTTACTAGGGAAGAACTTGGCGCTCTTTACGATTACGAGAGGCCAATGGTCTCTACTCGGCGTGGTTATAGACCAGCCCCCGGCAGCCTCTCACAAGAGGAAATGATACTGTCAGTGCTTGGGCCTGATTATGAAGGCTTTATGCCCCCCCGTCTTCCCGGCCCTGCCGCTCGGGATCGCTTCATTGACGAGGCGTTCACGTTTCAGAACACCAGCAGTGAGGGCGGTGCTCCGGGCACTATGACTCAAGACGCAGGGGTGGCTAAACGCTTAGAAGATACCCCCACCGCACAGTTAACCGATGCAGCAAGGCTGAACGAAGCTCCTGAGGACGCACAAGGAGGCCAGACTCAAGTTGATAGAGACGTTGTCATACCAGTTTTGAATCAAAAAACATCCCAAACTAAGGTTGATGAGGATCAAAACAAGTCAGATCCAAACAAGCCAGATCCAAACGAGACGCCGTTGAGCGTATATGATAAAGCGATAGCAGACTATGGCGATCTAGACGGAAGTGTTATCGATGCAGGCAGTGCAACAAGAGATGTTCTGAGACTAGCAGAGGCCGCAGGTCTTCATAGTAGCTATGCTAATGAAAACCTAGCCGACGCAACTACAAGCCTTGAAAGCCTGACCAGCACGTTTGCTCCAAGCTACATGCAATATATGCCTGAGTATAAAGACCTTATTGAGGCAGCAGAAAGACGCGCAGGTTTGGCAGATGAGCGAGGCCGCAAGGAAGCGGCGGCACAGGCGCTGATCCAGCTTGGTGCTGGTATTGCTGGTGGTAATCTTGCTGGCGGAATATCAAAGGCTGGTGAGACCGCAGCAGACATTAGGCGCGAAGCTAGGACGGAAGCGAGTGCTGAACGGCAGCTAGCAGAACGCATGAATATGGCTGAACAAGAAGCTCGAATGAACCTCGGTATCAAGAGCGAAGCAGCGAGACAGCAATCTATTGAAAAACAAAATGATCGAGCGTTAGCCGCATTTGAGAGTGATCGTCGTGCAGAGCTTGAAAGGCTAGGATTAGATGACGCAAATCTGAGGGCGCGACTAGGGCTAGAAATGGAAGCCGCGAAGCTAGGCGTGGCTACACAAGAGTCCGACAGAAAGTTTGCGCTTGAGCGCATCGCAGGCATAGTTGCTGCTGAAAGATATGGAGACTTGGCGCTGGCGGATCAGACAGGTCTTGTTCGCGCTCAATTGTCAGCATTCTCAACCACTATTGAGAGAGCAATGGAAGAGTTCTTGTCGAACAACCCCCGCGCAACGGCGATTGAAATAGCAGACCACGCCAAGAAGCTCTCAGACGCTTTGGGAATACAAGGTTTGGATAACCTGAAGGCACAGCGAAACGCAGGGTCTGGCACTGGGTCTACTGGTGGGGTCAAAGATCCTCAACAAGATGCCTCGACTGCAACCGACCTGTCAGCAATTAGAGATTTAAATCCTGCTGAACTACCCGAAGAACTTCTTCGTAGTAGGTAACAACAATGTCTTTAGCAAGCTTCAGGCAGAAGTATCCAGAATACGACGATGTGTCGGACTATGATCTTGCCAATGCTCTGCACCAGAAGTACTACTCGGACGTAGATAGAGATAAGTACTTCAACTACATGGGCATCAATGCTGCCTACGAAGAGATGAGCAGCACAGACTATGCCCTTGGTCTGGGCGGCGAGATGGTCGCTGGTGTAGGTCGCGGTCTTGGTAAAGGCTTGCTTGGCATCGGTGCTGGCCTAGCCGGTATCGCTGACGCAGCAACGAATAAGATTGGTCTCGAAGATCTTATTGATAGTGGCGAAGACAACGAGCTAATCAGGCTCGCTAACGAAGGCAAGAGAGCCATCGATGACTCTATCGGTGTTGGCGATGCCTACAGAGATTCCTACGCCGTCAAGGTGTCAGAGGCTCTAGGATCGATTGCATCCTTTGCAGTCCCCGGATTGGGTTTTGCTGGTACTGCTGGCAGGCTGGGCGCAGGTGTTGCCGCACGAAGTGCCGCCGGGACTGGCGCAACCGTAGCAAGTGGCGCTGGTTTTGGCGCAGATGATCAGCTTCAGCGTATCGAAGCATCTAGAGCGAAG